AAAGATACTATTAATACCAAGCCCACAAATGCTAAAAAGAAATATTCCATTATATAGCTACCTGTTGACCAGTGATGATATCAACTACCTCTTCGTCACCAAAGTTAGCACGCATCTCAGCTTTTTCTTCTTCTGAATAACCATGTTTCGCACGCATGTTAAAATATGCTTCAAGATGTTCAGCACTTTCCTTAGAGCTAACTTCAACTGAAGTAAGAAACTCGTCAAATGTAATAGTACCATCAACCACTGCCATTTCTAAAATATCTATTGGAGGAACACTATCATTGCTAACCCATCTAACTATACTGTCAATGGTTGTGTAATCATCTGGACGATCACCTAATATACAAACTCCGTCACGGTTACGTTCACCTACAGTATCTGTAAATGTTCTACCACCTTGTTTTTCAAATGGATTAACACGTAACTCTGTTGAGTTGTACTTTTCTTCTAGTTTTGCTAATGTTGGATTTTCAGTTGATACAGTCATTTTATCTACCCCTAAATAATTAACTTACTTTCCTAACTTCTTAAATACATTATAGCAGTTCTGGATTTATTGGTCAACCATTTTATCCAAAAAAATACCTCTTTTTTAGAGGTATTTGTTGTTAATTTCCTGTTGTTTTTTAACAACAATTTTGGTTGTTGTTATTTTTTAGGGATTTTTTAACAACAATTATCGACGATGGTCACCAGGTTTTTGTTTATAAAAGATGTGATTATCAATTCTAACTATTCGTTGTTTGACTTTACGCCAGGTAGGTTTTACATAATTAGCATGGAACCAGTATGTACTTTTTGGTACTAGTGTTGTTGATAGATAATCGTATTGCTGAATTGCCTGTAATGCCACTTGATAACTCTCATGTTGTTGTCGTACTGTTTTCTTTGGATTAGTATGTGCTTCACACCGCCAGCTAAATTGGCAAACTAGTTCACCTTTAGATTTTTTGCGTTCATTAACAACTCCGCAAATACTGTTTGGAAACATGTTGTTCTCAGTTCTGTTTATTGTGACCAGAGCAACTGCTAGTTGTCCTTCTCTGCTTTCACCTCTTGCCTCATAATAAACATTGCGAGCCAGGCATCCGATTTCTGTCATCCACCTCTCTTCTCGAACAAGCAATTCATGAGCAATACGTGTTTGTTCTTCTTGTTCTAATTTAGTGATATTCTCAGCAATTTCATGAGCTTGTTGATTGGCCTGAACTACTCTAATCACATGTGGGCCTAAAATTATTGATCCTAATATTATCATTGCTAGTGTTGCGTACAGTACCTTCAAGGTTAACTTCATACCTTTATTCTCCTTTCGTTTAACTATTTACGGCATTTAAGTGTATATATTATAACGTCATTTAATTATTTTGTCAAGGCCTTACTAATGATTGCATAGTCAGGTGCAAGGATTTCTTTAACTCGTTCAAGTATTACCGGATTATCTAGACTTCCTCTAATCAGTTGTTGTATCTCTATAGCCTCACCTTTACTGACGTTTGTATCAGCAAGTACCTGCGGGCTAGGATCATTGAGATTATATGCCTGTTTAAGGTCAATGGTTAATTGAGTTTTATCTAGCCAGAAATATCGACGCGGAATATTAGGTAATACATCTTTAATATAATAGTGCTGGAACCATGTATGATCATCAAACCATACAACTTGGTTTGCCATAAAACGTTCGACCATTGGCCAATAATTGGTTAGTTCTTTAATGGAGAAAGGCTGTCCGATGTTACCAAATGTTGGATATAGAATACTTCCTTGTATGTATTGACAGAATCCTGACACAAAACGTTCTATTGGATCACGCAGGACCACAACAACTTCCTCAACGGCATTTCCACCAGGTGGAAATTTCCAATTGTTTTCTGATAACCATTGAGTAATAAACGAGGTAGCATTCTTAGGTATGTTTACGTAAAACGACTTACCATCAGGCGATAACATTCCTCCACCATAATGATTAGTATGGTCTAGTCCAGCTAGGTGATTATGCAGTTCTTCATTCACTTGATAAGTGGCCTACTGATTCTCTTTCAATATCGTTATGATCAAAATTGGCCCAATACAGTTCAAATGCTATTGTATCAGCAAGTGCTTCAAACTGATGCATTTCTCCTGGAGCAATTCTGGTCCATTGTCCTTGAGTTAATATTGTTTCGTCTATTAGGTCATAATTATTCTTCCATACCTTAACAGACAGCTCTCCAGACATTACATAAAATCCGTTCCATTTATATTTGTGCTTGTGCTTGGAACAAGTTCCACCCTTCTTAATGTCAATTCTATGAAACTCCAGACTTGAATTGGCTTCAATTACCTCAGTATTTCCCCATACTTTTCCTTCAATCATTTTTTATTCCTGTATCTATATAATATTCAATTGAATCAATTGCTTTCACTATTTGCATTATTGGTAATCCTTGTTGATCATAAGCATCTTCAAGTTCTTCCCAATATTCCCATGATGGGACATCAGGAGGTATGTGCATTTTTCTTTTTGACACCCATGCTCTAATTGTTTGTTTTCCAAATGAAACTAGTACCTGTTGTTTATCATCATGATGTTCTATAGTAGTAATCATATCAATGTATTCTTCAGGAATTTCCCATAGTATTCCGTCAACGGTTGATTGTATATTATGAATAATATCTGCTGACTCTGCAAAGCGTAGTTCATGACCATGTAAAGTGCTAGGGCCAAAACGAACTGCATCGGGACAAATATCTATCATAGTAAATTCGTTTACAGTTAACGCATAGGAAAAGTATTTCATAAATTTATTATACAGTCTGTATAATTGATGTCAACACTTATTAAGTTATAAATCAGCTTTTGCTTCATCAACTGTGTATGTTGATGTAAGCAAAGTTGCTTGTTGTGTTGTTTTAGAGGCAGATGTTGCAAACAGTGAACTTGGTATTCCAGCATTCGCCAATCTTTGTATGTTACGTCCTTCTCGCATTGCGGCTATTACTGCTTGACCACCTTTGATACTAGTATCAGCAAGTTTTTCTAATACATAAGCACTGCCACCTAAACTAGTGTCTTGACCTATGCTGTGTAAGTTACTAACTAATCCTTGCACAGGAGTTTTAGTTCCTGTTTGTGTGTCAGCTGGTACTATTCCTGCGGCCGCTCTATTTGTTTTTTCTTTTGTCATCTGATTACCCATGTTAGTAAACGATGTTATACTCTGACCTGCTTGTAATGGATATGCGTTAGCTATACGTTCTATTTCATTGTTTACTAGTTCACATACTGCATTGCTTAATCCTAATCTACTAGAATACGTTGCGGCCTTAGATGCAGTAAGTGTTATCTTAGATGGCAATGTCCATTGAGGTGTTATTGTTGGATTACCTTCGTCGTCAAGAACTAATGGGTTAACTATAGGAGTGTAATAAGCATTGCTTACCCAATGATAATGCAAGACAGTATACATTCCATTTCCAGCATTGTCATATTCCTTAGGTTCGGGCCATGCTTGTAAATCATCAAATTCACCCAGATCGTTTATAGCTTTAAGTCTACTAGCTTCTGCATTAAGTTCGTCTACGTGGACCCAGCCAGCGGCTGTTCCAATAACATCAGTTAATAACAATTCTCCATTTTGTCCACTGCCAGTGGCTAAGTCCACAGTGTAAAAATCAATTACATCTTGATCTAATCCGCCTCCACTACTAATTAAACTCAATCCTTTAGTTGTTTCAAGAGTTGGTGCCACCTCTCCTAGTTGACTAGTTGTTAGTTCAAATACATTTTTAATTTGTCCTAGTGCTCTTGCTAATGCTTTGTTAGCATCTGCAATATCTTCAGGCAGAGCAGTGTATAGCTCTTGTCCTAATCCGTTAAATTTTTCGTTTAGTGTTGCCATTATACGTAAACCCTACTCAATGAACTTGCGGCTGTTGATTGCTGACTTGCACCGGCTTCTGTTCCAGCTGAAGGAATTGATGCAAGACTAGGAAAACTATTTGGTAGTATCTTACCAGGATCTAACATGTCTTGCATTGTTACTAGTCCTGATACATTACTTCCTAATATAGCCTGTACCTGGGCCAGGTCTTCTCCTTTAATATTAGCCATCGCATCATATACAGCACTCATTAGTCCTTTAGATGCAGGAGCACTTCCTAAGGTGGCATAATTTGTACTTCCACCACTTAATAAGTCTTGAGAATTTCTTGTGCCAGCGAACTCTACCAGGCCACCTGTTCCTAGGGCGTCGCCTAAGGTAGCATTAGTTAATGCCCCAACATCTGTTGAATTCAGTACTGTGTTAAGATAGTTAGGATCAATACCTGCATTTAATAGACTTTTATTTAGAACAGCAAGTCCGCCGGATTGCTGGCTTAAATTTTTAACAAGGCTTAACGGATTTCCTAGATTATTTAGATCTGCTAAGTTAACAATATTACCTACATTAAACATGTCAGTGCCAAATGATGGTAGGGCTTTGTTGGCATCTGTTAGTGCCCCTGTCATTAAACTATTCTGACTATATGAAGAAAATGTCTCACCGGCAAAACTTTGGAGAGCAGTTATAAATTGATTTGACCCTTGGACTAATGCATCTGCGGCATTAAAGTGTTGAGTGAATACGCCGAGGTCAACTCCCATTATCTGATCTGCTGTATTATTAATAAGACCTGTCATACTAAAATTACTGCCTAGATTACTTAAGAAACTGCTAGGTACTGCATTACCAACTCCTGGAAATGTAAGACCTCCCATTGATATCAAGGCTGTTCCACCTTGGCCGCTAGCGGCCCCAATGGCTTCTGTTATTGTATTAAATCCTGGGAAATTTGATCCTAATTTAGATATTGCACTACCAATGCCTGAACTTTTTATTAAGCCTTCTCCGACTCCTTTCAATAGGCTAGCACCTACTGTCATTAACATTGAAGTCAGAAGTCCGCCGCAGGCCATTCTTAATTACCCACAGATCACGTCAAAACTAGCTGTTGCTCTAGTGTGGCCACATAAATCGTATTCGCCTTGGCGTATTACACGTTTGCCTTCAACTAGTACTGTTGAACTGCCTGGACCTACTACTACAGCCGTACAGTGAATATCGCACCCTTTTGCCCCACAACATGGGTGAGGAGTCACACGACTACCTGGGTATACTACTCCCCTACCATTAACTAGCACAGTCGTGCTTGCATCGATGGCCAATCCGCCTGCCCAGTTTATATCACCTCTACGTACAACTCCGGCCATTGTTTATCCTTGTAAAATTCTCTTTTCTGTTGGTTGAACTATACCTGTTGTTGCTGTTTTATAACTAGCTTGTACTTCAGGGTTAGTTTCAAAAATCATTGTTACTGCACTAATATTTAGTCTTACTGGTTTTTCCAATTCCATAGTAAATGCACTTGGAATCATTTGCATACCGTTTTTCCCTGGGGCTATTGATACAGGCTTTTCTATTAGAAAAAATGTGTCTTCTACTTCTAACACTTTTGTGACCATTTCCTCGCCTGAATTCAGTTTAAATGTGTAAATGCTGTTTGCTGTAATATTCATTTTTATCCTAGTTTATTAGTTAATTCGGCGTCTGTTAACTTAATTAGCCCTTGAAACCCACCCTCGACGAATAATTCTTTATCATTAAATATTTGGGGGACACTCTTAAACCCTTGTTGCATTAAAAATTCTCTTGCTGTTTCATTCTCGTCAATCTTAACTATACGGAACTCTATACCTTTATTTTCTAAAAATGCTTTTGCTTTGTCGCAATACGGGCAGTTTGTTTTTGAATACATTGTTAACATTATAGACTAAATCCTTTAAATATTGTAGGAGCCGTTAAATCTTCTAACCTCCACCCTTTAGTTTTGCCTTTTTTTGGAATACCCCATTTCTTTTCAATTTGCATTTTAAGAGTACTCCAACTTAAATTATGTGTTTTACAGAAATCAGCGGCTTCTCCGCCGTATAATATGTGCTCATCCCCAATTGGAGATGTTAGTCTGTAAGTGTGGCTATTTTTATTTTTTTTGCCGACAAGCAACTTTGCTTTTTCGCTAATTAACGCCTTAGTACTTTCTTTCTGTGTTTTACCGTACATTGGGTTTCCGGTGCCAGAATTTAATTCACTAAATCGTTTTCGTGTTTCGATGCTATGTTGTTTAGGACCATACCCACCTCTCTCTTTCTGGAGGCGTGATCTTAATTCTCGTTGTTGCTTTGCTTTATTAACCCCGTATATTTCTTCGTATGTTTTACCTTTGTGATTAGGTGGGCGAGCGTCAGGGCATATATTAGTTAATATGCCATTCTTGTCATATCCTTTTCTACCATACTTTTTAATTACAGTAGCCTCAATATCATACGCTAATTTCTCGTCTAATATGTTTTCAGCGATATATTCAATTACTGGTTCTACTCCGGACTTTCTTATACTAGCGATTTTATTTTCTTTGTACACATTTCTAGTGTCAGGCACAGTCCGTAAATGTGTTGATGCTCTGTTACCTGTACCTTTGCCGATATAAAATGGTTGGTTGTTTCTCGGATCTACTATTTGATATACATAATACATGCTCTCACTCTCCTGTTCTAAGTATTTAGAAAGAGACTGAGAGTAACAGTTAGGTATCGAGTAATCGTTAGATTGGTCTACACTTAATGCAAAAATAATATGTTCTCTGTTATCCTTGTATGGGGTGACATCTACTAACGTGTTGTCTTCCCATACACTATGTCTTATAGCTTGTACAACATTAAACCCTTTCACAAAATAATAGCCAACTACTTCCTTACCCCCATATATACTAGAGTGTATTCTAACATTGTTGTGGCAGTTATTATACTCGTATGCAGACTGTGCGTCAACTTTAACTGCTCCTATCCAATTACATTTGAGATCTTTTGCCATAGATATAATTTCATTGTCAATTGTATCTGGGTTATTCCACATTTATAAACTAAGTCCTTTAAATGTGTCTTTAGAAACATCTTGTTTGACAGCTCCAATTGTGTATGAGGATATTTGAGTTTGCTGAGGGGCCACCTGTACATCACCACCTGCTATCCATTTCTGTGTCCACGGAAGAGGGTTAGAACCACCTTTATAAATTTGAGGAAGTCCTATACTACTCATACGTTTTGATGCTATCCATTCTACATAGTCTTTTAGTAGTTCTTCGTTAAGACCAATCATTGATCCATCTTTAAACAAGTAACTAGCCCATGCTCCTTCTTGTTCAACAGCAGTTCTAAATATATCAACTACTTCTTGTTCACATTCTTTTTTAATTTTAATATAGTCTTTGTCATCTTGTGGTAACATTTTTAACATATGCTGTGTTGATGCTAAATGTACATTTTCGTCACGTGCAATTAGTTTAATAATTTTAGCATTGCCTTCCATTTTCTTAAGTTCAGCAAATGCCCACGAACATGCAAATGAAACATAAAAGCGTATTCCTTCTAACGCATTAACTGAATTGATACATAACCATAGTTTCTTCTTAAGTTCGTAACGATCGACTGTAATTTTCTTACCATTTACTGTATGAACTCCTTCACCTAGTAAGTTATACCAAGATCCATATTCAATTAAGTCGTCATAATATCTAGTAACTTCAGTTCCACAATTAATTATTTCTTCAATGTTCATCATTTCATCAAATACTTTTGATGGGTCAGCAAATACATTACGTATAATGTGTGTGTACGAACGTGAATGAATTGTTTCGTTAAATGCCCAGGTCTGAATCCAGGTTTCGATCTCTGGTAAACTAACAAGAGGTAATAGGGCTAAGTTAGGTGAACGTCCTTGAACACTATCTAACAGTATTTGACGTTTCAGATTACTAGTAAAGATGTGTTGTTCATACGGTGTAAGATCTTTAAAGTCTTTACTATCACGCATTACATCTACTTCTTCTGGCCGCCAAAAGAAACCTAACTGGCGATCAGTTAATTTATCAAACTGTTTATATTTCAGGGTATCATATCTTTGTATGCCACGGCCACCGCTTTTGTCAAGAAATGCTAGGCTCTTAAGATGATTTGTTTTTGTATTTAGAACGCTCATGTAGTATATTCTTATTGTGGTTATTTAAAGTTTACAACTATCGCAGTCTGCATCATCCAGGTCACTTTCATTAAATTCGACACTATCTTTTACATCACGGTCAATATCAATTTCGCCTTGACCATCGTGTGTGTTGTTGTAGTATAACTGCTTGCCACCGTATTTATAAAACATAATAACGTGTTGTAACAGCTCACTCATTGGGATCTTTTCATCCTCATAATGCTCTGGATTGTAAGAAGTATTTACCGATATTCCTTGGTCAATATATTTTTGGAGTACAGCCATTATCTTCAAATACCCTATTGGAGACTTCTGATCCCACAATAGTTCGTATTTGTTTTTCAATCTTCTAAACTCAGGTACTACTTGTGTTAACGCTCCGTGTTTACTTTGCTTAATACTAATATAGCTACGTGGAGGTTCTACACCGTTTGTTGAGTTACTAATTTGTGCAGATGTCTCTGCTGGCATTAGTGCCATTAGTGTTGAGTTACGTATACCAGTCTTCTTAAGTTGCTTACGCAATCCAGACCAATCAACTAGATCTTTGTGTGGTACTAGCTCGTCGACATCTCGTTTATATGTGTCAACCGGTAATATACCATGATGATATTTAGTTTCATCTGATTTAGGACAAGCACCATATTCTTCTGCTAAGTCTGCAGATGCTTTAATCAGGTAATATGACCAGTGCTGTGCCCATCGATCTAATTCAGGTAAGCAACCAGGATCACTGTATGTAAAGTCATTCTTTGCTAACCAATATGCCAAATTAATAATGCCTACACCTAAAGGTCGCCTGTTTTCTGTAGCCATTCTGGCCGCTAGTACTGGATAGTTCTGATAGGTTAAAAGGGCGTCTAATCCTCGCACAGCAAGCCCGCACGCCTTTTCCATCTCTTCCGGAGCTCTGAATGCACCCCAATTAATAGCACTTAATGTACATAATGCTATTTCACCATCGGGATCATTTAAATCGTTTAACGGTTTGGTTGGTAAATTAATTTCGCAACATAAGTTACTTTGTCTAATTGGTGCTACTTTAGGGTCAAACGACCCGTGTGTGTTAGCATGATCAACATTTTGTAAATATATCCTACCTGTATCTTTACGTTCTTGTATAAATGAACTAAACAAATCAATTGCTTTTAATGTTTTCTTACGAATTTTTGTATTACGTTCTGCAGTTTCATATAGTTCTTTAAACTTATCTTGATCTTGGAAGAACGCATCATACATACCCGGAACATCATGTGGTGAGAATAACGTTATGTCTCCACCTGCTAACAATCTTTCATACATTAATTTATTAAACTGCACACCATAATCCATATGACGAACACGATTATCATCTGTACCTTTGTTGTTTTTAAGTACTAATAAGTCCTCTACTTCTAAATGCCATATAGGATAGTACAAGGTTGCCGCGCCATTCCTTACCCCACCTTGTGAACACGATCGTGTTGCCGCCTGAAATAATTTAAAGAATGGGATAACACCAGTATGGTAAGCATCGCCTTTCCTAATAGGACTTTTAATAGCTCTAATTCGACCTGCATTTACACCAATACCTGCTTTCTGTGACACATACCTAACAATACTCGCCGCTGTGGCATTAATAGAATCTAAACTGTCATCTGTTTCAATTAGTACACATGAACTAAACTGTCGTTGACTAGTTCTTAC